ACGGTGGTGTGCATAGCCACCCAATACGCGATGGCTTTACTGATGTTGATGTGGAATCGGAAACGCCTTCTACTACGGATTCTATTGTGAACCTTTCGTCTACGATTTCTATTATGGACAATCAAGACAATTATGTTCCGGATAAATTCATTGGTTATGTTCCTTATGGCAATTTTAATCTGGTGAAACAGGTTATCAAGTCACGGATCTTTTATCCTATGTTTATTACGGGATTGTCTGGAAACGGCAAGACTCTGATGGTGAAGGAAGTCTGTGCTCGTTTGAAGCGTGAATATGTCCGTGCGAATATCACTATTGAAACTGATGAGGACGACCTGATTGGTGGTTTTCGTTTGATTAAAGGTGAAACCGTATGGCATGACGGACCGGTTATCACTGCGATGAAGCGTGGTGCTGTGTTGTTGCTGGATGAGATTGATTTGGCTTCTAACAAGATTATGGCGTTACAGCCTGTCTTGGAAGGGTCATCTATTTTCATTAAGAAGATTGGTCAGTGGGTACATCCTACTGCTGGTTTCAATGTGATCGCTACAGCGAATACGAAAGGTCAGGGATCGGATGATGGTCGTTTTATTGGTACTAATGTACTGAATGAAGCGTTCCTGGAACGATTCCCTGTTACTATAGAGCAATCATATCCGACTGCTTCTATGGAACAGAAGATTCTTAATAACGAACTAAACAAGCATGACCTGAAGGACGAGGATTTCAGTGAGAACCTTGTTAAGTGGGCTGATGTAGTTCGTAAGACTTTCTTTGAAGGCGGCTGTGATGAGATTATCTCCACACGGCGTTTGGTTCACATCGTTGGTGCTTTCTCTATCTTTGATGATAAGATGAAATCCATCGAATTGACCGTGAATCGCTTTGACAGTGAAACCAAGGAATCTTTCTTGGACCTGTATTCAAAGATTGATGAAGGTGTCGATCCTGATTCATTGCTCCGAAAGGATGATGATGATGAGGATGATGAACTTCCTGATTTTGAAAACGATGAGGAGTCGTTTTAATGGCAGTATCAATGTTTGGCTCAAAAGAGCAGCTGGCTAAACTCTTAGCGACAGAGGACATTCATGTCCGAATCAATAAAGAGTTGGGTACTGCTGCGTTTGATACAAAGAATCGAATCCTTTATTTGCCTGATTGGTCACTAAAGGACAGAGATGTTCTGGACTTGCTGACCGGCCATGAAGTCGGTCATGCTCTTTGGACTCTGAATGATAATTGGCAAGCCGCCGCGAAACAGGAACTTTATCACAAAGGTATTCTGAATATCGTGGAAGATGCCCGTATTGAGAAGAAAATCAAACGGAAGTATCCCGGTATTACCAAGCAGTTTGTCAAGGGCTACAAGAAGCTCGCTAATGATAACTTCTTTTGGAAGGCTGGTGATCAACCTGAAGATTTTGACTTTATCAACCGTCTGAATCTGCATTTCAAAATGGGCGCCTTGTCTGGTATCCCGTTTTATGATACTGACGAACAGGCACTGGTTGATATGGTTGCTGATGTTGAATCATGGCAGGATGTTCTGGATGCCACTATCGCCTTAATGTCATATGCTGCCGATAATATGGACGAGTATGATGAAGATTGGGATCCGATGGAATTCAGAGGCCTTGGTGCTCCTGGTGAATCCAATGGTGATAAAAATGAAGGAACTGCTGAAGGTGATGAGAGTAATGCCCCAAAGGGTAGTGCCGGTGATGATGGTCAAGACGGTAACGAGAATGGCGATACTGTCAGTTCTGATATCTCAGCTGATCTGAAAGAAAAGCTTGAGGACCTTATGTCCATGTTGCCTGATGACCTTGCTTCTACTCAGGATCGTTTTGATGAGAAGATGGAAGAATTGACCAATTCGTCGGAAAACAAAAACGACCAGATAGTGTATTTTTCACTACCTGAAGCGAACCTGAAAACTATCCTACTTGGATATAAAGATTGCTTGAAGGAGATGCAGCAGAAACAGATTGAAATAGAAACCAGTAACAAGGAAGTCTATTCTGACAGTCCTCATGCGCCTTGTGTTGTAGATTATTTGGAGAAATTCACTAAGTTTAAGAATTCAAGCCAGAAAATCATCAACTACATGGTGAAGGAGTTTGAAAGAAAGAAGGCTGCCAAGGAATATCGCCGTGAGTCGATTTCCAAGACAGGCGTGCTTGATGTGAATAAACTCTATTCCTACAAGTACAATGAGGATATCTTTTTGAAGAAGATCCTGAAGCCTGATGGAAAGAATCACGGAATGATTATGTTGGTTGACTGGTCTGGTTCGATGAATCAACATTTGCATGATACTATTAAGCAGATGCTGACTTTGGTGTGGTTTTGCAACAAAGTGAATATCCCGTTTGAAGTATATGCCTTTTCTAATAACTATCGAACTCAGGAGAAGTATCGCAAAGAGGATGAAAGTCAAGAAACTTGGGCCAAACGTGTAATAGGCTCGCAACCCTGGATTGAGAAAGTTGGTAATGCCTGCTTTGATAGAGATAACTTTAAGTTACTCAATTTCTTCTCGTCCAGAATGAATGCTTCTCAACTCAACAATATGGCAAAAATTATGTGGCGTATCGGTCAGGGATATTCTAACCGTTACTGTCACCAGGAAGGATGGGGCAATTTTGAGTTAGGTGCCACGCCTTTAGTTGAAGGACTTGTTACCATGAATAAGATAATTCCAATGTTTAAGAATTATCACAAAATCGACAAGATGAATTTGATCGTTTTGTCAGATGGTGATGGAAATACAGAATTGGGATCAGTTAAAACTGTAGAAGGGTCAGAATATATGTCTACCCGTTATGCTACTAGAGGAAATCTATTTCTGGAAGATCCTTTGACTAAACGGACATATAATATGGCAGATATGCACGAGGAAGATGGATATTGGCCGCGAGCCTCCAAAATGCAAGAACGTGCTATATTATGTTTGTTAAAAGACCGTTATGACCTTAATGTAGTTGGAATATTCCTTGATTCTTCCGCTAATGGTAAAGCATTGAGTGCTAGAACATTGAGAAGTTTTATTGGACACAAATTCTACAACAAAGAAGGTCACGACAAGGCTCGTAAGGAATGCCGTAAGACTGGATGTGCCGGTGTCAATCAGATTGGCTATAATGAGTATTACATTGTGCCAACTGGGACAATCCGGGAGGTAGAAACTTCACTTGATGTGGATCGTACTATGACAGTCGGCAAGATAACTAATGCCTTTAAGAAACAACAATCCAACAAGTTTGGTAACAAAATATTAGTAAATAGGATGATGGATATCATCTGCTGAAAAAGAAGAATTGGGGTGCGGCTCTTTGGGTAACCGGGAGCCTCCACCTGATGCTTGGAGAGGCACTTATAGAAAGCTCTGTCACCGCCAATGACACATCTATCCTGCCCCAATTTTTCTTGACTTATAACCTTAAATATGAGATAATATATAGTATGAACTATCCTAAAGCAGGCGGCAACAACTTAAAGAAGTTTTATGAGGACGTTGATAAATTTATTAAGAATGGAGACTTTGTGTTTGATATGTCGGACCAAATGACAGTTAAGAATTTCTCCAAAAAGTGTGGACTCAAATTCACCAAAATAGCTGATTGTGTTTTGAACATAAAGGAGAATTTCCCTAACAGCAGAAGAACTTTTATTAAGGGTTCAAACTGGCTTGGAAAAGTTGTAGATTACAAACCTATTGCCGGTAAGGAAAAACTATGGTCTATGAAAGGTGAATGGGTATATGTTATAGTCTATGATGGTTGGATTGTAAAATTGGGAATGACTAGTGATAGTTTATCTGGTCGATTTGGTTCTTATAATTGTGGAACCAAAAAAGCAATGGCTAAGGGTAGTTGTTCTACCACAAACTTTGGCGTGACCGAATGTAATTATCTGGCACTTAATAAGGATTGTAAAGTTGAGATTTATGGCTACCGGATTGGTGAAGTCTATGCAAAGACAGAAAGGGTTGGTGGTAAAGTCTTACGAGCCAGAGCACAAGTTGCTCCCGCATATGAAGCGAGATTGATGGAGATTTATATAGACTGCACAGGAACTATTCCTCCGTTGTGTGGACAGAAAGGTAACAACTAATGGAGTACGATAAGTTCTACACAAAACCAGAGATAGCCAAAAAGTTTGTTGATGTTATCAATAAACTGGCGCCGTTAGATGAGTTCGATATGGTAATAGAGCCGTCAGCTGGTTGTGGTAATATTCTTCAGTTTTTACCAGATACAACTTTAGGGTTAGACATAGAACCCGAGAATGACGGTTCAGCATACTTACACCACATTACTAAACAAGACTTTTTTGAATATGATATAAATTGGAGTCCTTTGTTCAATAATGTTAGAGTTGCGTGTGTAGGAAATCCACCATTCGGTTCTGGTTACATGAACCCTCTGGCAAAAAAGTTTTTCAATCATGCTGGAAAGTTTAGCGATTTGATTGCTTTTATTGTTCCGGCAAAATGGCACACTTCATGGAAAGTACATAAAGGTCTTGATCCCCAGTTTGGTTTATACTTTAGTGAGTTATTACCTAAGGACAGTTTTGTAGCTGACGGCAAAGCACATGATGTTAATTGTTGTATGCAAGTTTGGTCTAAAACTCCTTTAGGTAAAAATTTGAGAATACAAAAAGCTCCACCAACATCACATCCAGATTTCGATATGTTTTTGACTTGTGATAATGTTGCTCGAACATCTATTGTAAGAGAACAACTAGAGAAGAAAGAATATTGGGAGTTTGCTTTAAAGTATTGGGGCAAAATCCAAGTATGCGAAATGGAAGATGTACCAGTAAACACAACTACACATTTTTTGTTTGTGGCTAAAAAACCATATGTTAGAGAACTATTAGAACAAATTGATTGGACAAAATATATTTCTAATATGGGAGCTCCAAATGTCGGTGGAAAGTCAATATTAGTTAAAGCATATAGTGATATAAAAAAAGAATCCTGCCCCAATTTTTCTTGACTTATAACCTTAAATATGAGATAATATAAAGATGTATATTGAATTGAGAGAAATGAAAGAGAAACATTATGTTATGTTGCGACATGAAGATTCTAAGGAGAAACCGGTAGCACAATTTATTAGTAGTAATCCTCTAGAGGCTTATAATGTCGCTAAACAGTTTGCTAAGCAACATAAATGTTTGATAAGGGCAACTAAAGGCGGAATAGAAACGCCAGAAGTTCCGATACCACCTGATTTATTTGAGGAGTAAGAAAATGAAATATGAATAGAAATCTGGAAGGTCAGCGAGCCTTGCCAGGTGTTGTGAAGTTGTAAAATCGCAATATTAAGGAAAAGACCTACACATATACCGTAGGCAATATATATGATAGAAAATCTAACAATTATAGGAACATGAACAAGGCTCTGCTTGCACCCGATATCCTCTGATCCTCCCGTTAGTCGAAAGACCCTACTTCTGACGAGAAGTGGGGTTTTTTGTGCGTATACAAAACCCAAAATGTATAAATAATAAAACTATGAATTGAGGAAAGCAAATATGACCCAGTTAATTAACCCAGAGAAATTTACACAGGCTACGACCCAGTTGAGGTCGTTTTTTTTGGCCCGTAATTTTCAAGAAGTACACACACAAAACAGGCTATCAATATTAGCCGCTTGTGAAGATCCAACAACCGTAGCAACATACAATTATGCCGGAGAAGTCTGGCCCCTGCCTCAGACGGGCCAAATGTGGTTGGAATACCACTTGCTCAAGAGCCCCGCAGCTGCGGGGTTTTTTTGTATCTCCACATCCTACCGGGAAGAGAAAAACATCACAGAAGGTAGACATGATATAATCTTCCCGATGTTTGAGTTTGAGATGCCCGGAACGATTGTGGAATTAGAACAGATGGAAAAAGAATTATGTGAATATATGGGATTCGGTAATAAACAAAGTGTAGTAGATAAAAACTATTTGGATTGGTGTGAATATTTTGGTGTAGAAGAATTAGAGCATGAGCATGAAGAATCTATGTGTAAGAATTGGCAAGGTAGAGTTTGTATGATTAAGAACTTCCCCAACTACACAAGCCCATTCTGGAATATGAAACAGAACGGTGATGGCACAGCCGCTAAGATTGACGTTATCATATCAGGACAAGAAACGATTGGTAGTGCAGAACGATCCTCTGATACTGATGAGATGTGGGATATGTTTCATACAATCAGTGATGGGTTGTATGCTAATCTATTGTATGACCAGTTCGGCAAAAATCGTGTAGAAAAAGAACTTAAAGATTTTCTATCACTTGATTTCTTCCCAAGAGTTGGTGGTGGGATAGGTATTACTAGACTGCTACACGCTATGAATGATTATGATGTTAGAAGAATAGTAAATGTAATGTAGAACAATTCCGGGGTATGCGAATTAGGTATAGCAGCCCTACTGTCGATAGGGTGCAGACTAAGGCGTGAGCTGTCTGATGTGCGTTCGACCCGCACTCCCGGAGCCATTCATATTTTTATTTATGTATAATGATGATAAATAGTAGATGATGAAAGAGAATATGATATGTCATTTTTAGGTCAAGCCGGATTTTTCTGGGGAATTGGTGTTTGTGAAGATAGATTTGATCCAGAAAAACTAGGCCGTATTAGAGTTCGTTGGTTAGGTATACACGACGAAGATAAAGAAAAAATCCTCACAAAAGACCTTCCCTGGTCTACTGTAATGCAACCAGCAACGGCAGTAGCTGCGACAGGTATTGGTACTTCAGGCACTTCAATATTGGAGGGTAGTTGGGTTGTAGGTTTTGCAAAAGACCCGGAAGACCTCCAAGAATGGATTGTAATGGGTATCTTGCCTGGAGATAACACTACAACAGCCGTTCAAGGTACAGATAACCCAACTTCAGGTCACAGAAAGTGGGCCAAATATCGGGGTAATCTAAAAGAATATAGTAGAGATAATATTCTGGGAGGAGAAGGACGAGATGGAAGAACTGTAGCTCCTATAGAATCTGATTTGGCCAATAAGTTTGTTGATTACGAAAAAGGCTTCCATGATCCTACTATGGACCTACGAAACATTCCTTGGCCTCCAAGTGATGCAGGTTATGGCAACCCGGTATGGAATCATGCCTATACTCCTCCAACAGATGCGCCTGGTGATATCATACTAAATGATCCTGATAAGAAAATAAACCGGGTAATGAACCATTCTGATGCCGGCGGTGGCGATCATCCTAATTTGGTTGATTTGGATCCTTTCGATGAAAAATTATGGGATTATGATTGGAAACCCAAAAAGCCATTTGTTAGGGTTACTCATTCTGACATATTGCATTATCTTTACCAAACTACTCGTAGAATAAAAGCTGATAAAAGATTTCTTCCAGCTTGGACAGATTTCGGAACATTTAGATGGCGTGATTGTAATACTTATTTTGTAGATGATTTGGATTATATGCCAGAATTGACGATTGAAGAGCGTAAGTTTTGGGGTTCTCACGGCAACAGAGAAGATGGTAGAGAAGGTGTTATATTCTCTACTGGTTATTTGGAGCCTGATTATTGGTCAGAAGATAGAGAATATGGTTCATTAGGAGGTACATATGGGCCGGCATTTCCTGTCACAAGAGATACACCCACAGTTTCTAAAGATCCGGCAGGCCTAACAAAGATTGGAGAAACAGATACAAGAGCTGGATGGGGTAAAGCTCCAGGTGATGAAACTGGCTATTGGAGTATGGAAGGAGAAGATTATAGAGTTCCTAATCCAAGAGTCCGTTGGGTAATGAAAGTTCATTTAAGTCATACTGAAAGACAAACAATAATGGAACTGTTTAAAGCAGGTCATTATGGTACAGGCATTTATAATATCAGTAAACCCGGTGATGGTAGAAAAGACATACAATGGAAAGATGTAAAAGAAGAAGATTTGGTGGTAGTACCTCAGCCAGATATTAACCCATTAGCTCTTGGTGGTATTCCTATAGAATTCACGGATGGGGTAGTAGTAAAAACCAAATCTAGTTTGTGGGCAGATTCTACAACTTATTTTAATGATCCGAATTTATGTAAAGGTGAGCCAGCCAAGCCACTATTGCAAGAAGGTGATATAGTACAAATTGCTGGTGTTAGAGGCATGCAAGAGATCAATGGTCGAATTTTCCGCTTAGGAGCTTGTAGTGATGACGGCACAAGCTTTACAATGGAATTATGGACTGCTGATGGAACAGTTTGGTCAGGGCCGGCCGGAATAGAATGGGAACCTGAAGGAAATAATTTAGGTAAGTGGGCAGTTATAGGTGCGGCGGTCTTACCAGATCCACCATTCTCTGAATATCTCGGAGGCGGTGTTGTAATACCTCATAACCCACATAGATATCTTTGCTGGAAGGCAGATATGAGGGAACGACAAATCAACATTGGTTCGCCTGATCCAGAAACTGGTGTTAATGAGAAACATTGGAATCAACCAACTGGTGATTATAATGCTCGATATCCTTTCAATAATGTTTATGAATCAGAATCAGGGCACATTATGGAGTATGATGACACTCCGGGCGCTGAAAGAATATCACAGTTCCATAGGTCGGGCACAAATTACGAAATAGACCATAATGGCAATAAACAAACTTATGTAAAGGGTGATAATTACGATATACGCCTACATGATGATTATATGTATGTTAAGGGTAAAGTGGTTCATACTTATGATGATGAAGTGATGATTCGTTGCAATGACCGAGCGGATATTTCGGCTAATTGGGGAATACAGATGTGGTCGGGCGGTGATTTAGATATTCACTCAAAACGAAACATCAACTTGAAGTCTGATGGTGATATTAACTTACAAGCCGACGGACATATCAATTTATCAGGAACTACAACAACCCATAAAGTTGCTGACGAATATCGTGCAGGTAGTAGAAATAAAGGTGAATTCTCCAAGATTAAAATGAAAGCGGGTCATCTATTTGGTGAAATCATAGGAGATATAGAAAGGCCAAGAGAATATGGGATATTTTTACAATCTGCTGAAGGTCCGATTGGAATTAAAACTTTACATGATGGTGATTGGGGAAATATTCATATTGCCTCTGGTTGGGATATGGAACTCTTTTCATGGAGACACCAATATCGTACGGCAGGGAAAATATCGAATCCGTCGAATATCTATGATTATGCTATTGATAATATTTTCATAGAGGCAGAAGCCAATAATATTGAGATTACAGTTCCTGCTGGGTATCTTCACGCATCAATACTAAAAGAAATTCATTGGAAATCTTGTACAGGCAATATAGTTTTACACGCTTTAGACAATACGATTGATTTGGTGGCATTGTATGATGTAAATATAGAATCACTAGCTAACGGTATTGACATTAGGGCGTTTGTAGATGTTCAGATTTTTGCAGTATCAGCTCAGGTAGATATTACTGGTGGTACTGATGTTAATATTTGGGCTGAATCTAATGATTTGAATCTCAAAGCTGCTGATCAAATATTTATTACTTCTGGCAATGATTTTCACATTATAGCCGGTGATGGTTTATTTGTGGGGTCTGCATCTCAGATACATATAGAAGCAGTAAGGCAAATCTTTATAGAATCACAAACTAGTGTTTTTAATGTCAAATCGGAATTGGGTATATATATGAACTCTGAAACCTCGGATGTACATATTTCTGCTTGTCAAGATATGCATTTAGAAACTTGGTTTGGTAGTATGAATATTTTAAGTGACTCAGATATGTACTTAACCACATCAACTGGCAGTTTCAATAATCGAGTAGATTTTGGCAAGATTTATGAAACTGCTGACGAAATTCATATGAACGGTCCAGAAGCTGATATTGCCAGCTGGGCAGTACCCGCGCACGTTGCGGATACACCAACTCTGGCAAAAAATGCTGGGTATGCCGGACCTGCTCGTCTAGCAATACCTTCAATAGAAAGCTTGAAGGCTTGGATCCCAGATACTTTTGAGTTACAGTGTATTGACTTACCTAA